GTTTAGAATTAGTAGCTTTCCATATGTAATACAAATTATTGTTTTCCAAATCTACTTCTACTAATCTAAGTTCATTAGGAGCGTTTATTTGAGCTATTAAATCTTTAATTTTTTTTACACTCATAATTCTAAATATTTTCCAGTTACACCTATCTCATCACTTCCTGTTATTATATAACCAAGAGATGATGTTGTTGCAATTAAATCATCAGGATATGTTCCTCCTTCTGATAATGAACCTGTTGATAATGTAAACTCAACTGCATTAGCTGAACTACTTACTGCAAAAGTATATTTTTTATTATCAATTAGTAATCCATTTATGTAAATTCTAAACCACTCATCTGTATTAAAACTACCAACCAATGCTGGTGGTAATTTTGGTACTTCTACACCTTCTAATCTAAATGTATCAGCATCTACAAAACTTCCCGTTCCAGACCCTCTCATTCCTAAGAAATCTAAAACATCTCCATATTGATTTACTGTTGATTGTTTACTTAAAGATGTATTACCACCTGTTAAATCTGCTTCAACACCAAAATGTACTCTCTTTGGAGTATATTCTTTTGCAGTTGTAGGTCTATTATTAAATTCAGATGGTAATAAATATGCATTAACTGCCATTGTAAATGTTGTTCTTACTATTCTTTCTGTTCCTTCACCCACTTCTGTTTGATTATCAAATGAATCAATTCTTACTCTAAATTTATATTTTTGTTTATCACCCCAATATTCATCAGTAGCATATTGAAATGCTTCTACAATTTTATTCATATGTTCTGTAAAGTTAGACCAAATCATTACTTCATATGAAATTGTTACATAATCAGGAATAGATACATTAAATGCTTCTCTATTTGGATTAACTCCATTTAAAATAGAAAACTTATCGTATTTCTGATTTTTATTATATTTTGTTAAGGTTGGGTATGATACATTTCTATTCATAGTATTAGCAAAAGAATCATCTCTACTTATACTATTTCGTTTGTACATCACTAATGGTATTTGAATTTTACCTCTAACATCTCGTATAAAACCATCTTTAGTAGCCGCTTTCCATCTCTCTGGATTACCATATATTAAAGGTACTTTTACTTTAGTTCCATTTTCTTCTACATCAGGTATGACTACATCAGTCATATATTCCATCATAGCATAATCTATATCATATAAAGTTATTCCAACTTTATTTTTCTCATCATGTGAAAACTGAAGTCCTCTGTTTTTAGATTTATTTAAAGGGTCGTTTGCCATTATGCTATTCTACTTTCTAAGTTTAATTGAGAACGTCTACTCATAAATGTTGAACAAATTATAGAGAATCGGTTTCCACTTCTTCCACCTATCATTTGGTCCTCTTTAACATTACTTATTTCAAAATATGCTTCATTGTGGAAAATGATATCACCAATTTCAGGATATACATTTTTAGTTGATAGAGTATGTCTGTTAAATCTATATTCTACATTTTGAGCAGTATCAGGTCCAAATCCTTCATAATTAGTAACTGAATCTTCTCTTTCAATAACTGCATTTATATTAACACCAGTATGATACGATTTAGATAATGATTCTCCATACAGATTTGTTTTACTTTCACCAATAGAAAGTTTAAAAAACTGAATAGTTGTTTCTATTACATCATCTACTAACTCTGATGATATCTTCTCAAAAAAAGATATATCATTTGCTGTTAAAAACCTTGCCATAATTTATCCTATATAAATATTTAATGGTATTTTGGATACTACCCTTTGTTGAGCATCCGCTTGGTCTGCTTCACTTGTGTATCTTTCTTTATCCGAAATATCATTTAAATTATCTCTTAATTGCTCAATAAGAGTATCTTTTTCACTCTGTGCTTCAGCTCGTAAAGCGGCTCCATCTAAGTTAACTTCTGAACCGGGTATTGGTACAGATGAATATTTTTCTCTAATTGCTCCAAGTAACTCTTTAGCTAATGCTAATGCGTATTTTCTAATCCATTGTTTACCAACATCATTTATCCTACTATATACATGAAAATCATATTCAGTATTTGAATAATCTGCTATAACACCATCTGTTACTAATGTAGATGATGCATCGAATTCTTCTTTTACAATATATTCAAAATACAGTTCATATTCGTGTGTTGGATATGGGAATATTTTTAGTTTATTATTTACAATATTAAATGAATGTGCAGATTTCCTAATCTGGTCATTAAATTCTATACCTTGTACTCTTAGTAAATCTTCATATACAGGCATCATTATAAATTGAGTACCTGGTGATAATCTACTCATACCCATATCATTCATTAAATTGATAGTACCATTTCCACTTACAGAATAAGGGTCATAAAATCTTTGCATCGCAGGAGCAGCTTCATAATACACTTTAGTAACATTTAATCTTTGTCCACTTTCAGATGCTGCACCTACTAATGTTTGTAAATCGTAATCTTGTGAACCACTACTAACTGTTATAGAACCTTTTTTAACATCTGTTCTACCACCAACATTAGCATATGTTCCATAAGCTTGAGATATATCTATTAAATTTGAAAGAGGATTACCTTTTATATTCTTCTGAGTATAGTTTGAACCTGTATTTTGTCCTTGAAGTGAGGTGAGGTTGTTTTTAATTTGAAATTGATTTACCTGAGCTGAGTACTCAGATATTGATTCTTCGAAACAAGCGTAAAAACTTAAATCAACTAATTCTACATCAACGATTGGATATCCCAATCTTTTAGCACACCAAGATGCTACTTTCGGTCCATCAGTTTGAAACTGAGTGTCCGTATCATATATTCCAAATGGTGTTGAACCCGAAATTACGTTTTCAACAGAACCTGTCCAAAAATTACTCATAATATTCTCCTATAATAGTTTACCTCCTATATAAATATCAAATTAAATCTTAATTGAAAAAAAAGACACAAAAAAAGGGGAAACTTTCGTTCCCCCTTAATTTATTTAAGAATTAATCGATTAAATTACGTTTAAGTCTTTTACATAGATTTTACCATAGAATTCTGGTCTTACCATCTTCTTAGCGTATCTAGTCATTACACCTCTTCGAGGAGTAAAGTTCGCTGGGTCATATACCAACGGTGTCATGATTAACGGTACATATGGTGCGTAAACTGCTCCACTTTCAAGGAAATTACTTCCTTTAAAGCCCATTAAGATTTCGTTAGAAGTCATATATGGGTTTTTGTACACTGTGTATCTATTAGATAATGCTCCTACTGCAGAAACACCAGCTGCGAATTCCATCGCATCTTTTCCAGCGTTTACTGAGAAACCAGGAATTGATTCTAAGATAGTACATACGTCAGGACTAGCCACAACGAAGTTAGCACCACCTCTAAGAGTCAATGCATGAATCTTATTAGATACTTTGTTTAACTTAACACCTAAAGTAGCGAACCAGTTATTTTTCTGATATGCTACAGATGAGTTTGGTGCAGTCCAACCTGTTCCATCCCACTCTTGTCCTATAGTAGCTGACCATTTTTCTTCAGTTAAAGCGTTAGCTTTTAACATATCTAAGATTTCTAAGTCAATCTCTAATGAGATGTACTCAGATAACATAGAAGTTAATTCAGCTTCAGCGTCAATTGAATGGTAAGCGTTAAGGTCTTGAGCAAGTTCAGGAGTCCATACTGCCTTCAACTTTCTAGTCTTAGCAACGATAGCCTCTGATTTCAACTCTAGGTCGATTTCAGGAATATCAAGTACAGTTCCACTTGAATCAGGTGTGTTTAATACAGGACTCTTATCTTCAAAGTCACCTCTGTTTTCAGCAGCAGGTACATTAGCGAAGTTTACTGATACTGCATCTAAACCAGCATCTTCTGATGCAGATACGATAAATACAGCGTTAGCTCCAGCTATGTGTCCAAATTCACCAATTGTTTCTTTGATGTTTCCACCAACTTCATCACCAACAGTAAATGCTTTAATAGCATCTTTGTCGATAGTTGAAGAAATATTAGCGTGAGCGATAGTAATCTTAATTAGCTCATTAGCTGCTAAAGAAGCAGTATATCTACTATCATAGTTAAGGTCAACCATACTTGCAGTTGCAACAGTTGTGTTTCCACTTGTTACATCTACTGATTGGTCGTTTAACGTATAGCCAAATCTACCAGCTCCATATAAACCATTTTTAGCAACGTTAGTAGAACCTAAGTCCGTACCATCACCACCAAAAAGTGATTTAGATTGGTAAGGTTGTTGTGAACCTGTACCGAATTGTGCACCATTATATTTAAAGTCTAAGTAAAATATTAGACCTGATGGTAAGTTCATTGGTTGAACAGAAACGAAATTCTTCGCACTGATTTCACCAAAGATACGTCTTACCAATGGTAAAGCTACACCATTCCACTCTTCATTTCCTGAAGAAGTTGAAGTAGCGTTTGCTTCATCAAGCAATTGTTTTGCTTGGTTCTCTAAAAGAACACTCATTTGAGATTGTTCTCTTTCGTTTAAACCTTCTAGAAGTCCAGTTTGTTCCCATTTTTTAGACAAACCACGAGTTTGTTCTAGCATTACTGCTTGTGGGTTCTTTCCTTCCATAAGTTTAGATAAATCAAAATTTGCCATTTTTTTCTCTCCTTATTAGATTAATTAATTATTTAATGTTAGCTAACTTTTTAAATCTGTTAGCTACTTCGTTACCTTCAGAAATAATTTCTTTCTTTGGAGCAGTTGACTTAGTTACTTTAGATGCAATACCTTCTGTAATTTTAGTTTTCTTTTTTGTGTCTCCACCGAATTTCATCGATTCTGCTAATGTAGCGAATACTAGTTTTACTTCTCTTACAGATTTTGTTCTGTCAAGAGTTTCAACAACTTTTACTTTTTGGTCATTATTCAATGCGTAAGAACGGAATAATTTGTTCGCATAAAGTAATTTTGCGTTAAGAAGATTTACTTCATTGATTGTACCTTGTAATTCTTTGATAGTAGCGTATGCTTCTTCAAGTTCTTTCGCAGTTTCATCAACTTTGTTTTCTTCTACTTCCTTAGATTCTTCTACTTCATCAGATTCTTCATCCTCACCGTAGCCCATCTCTTTCAAGATTTCATCCAAGTCAATATCATCATCTTCTTCTTCAGCTTCTTCTTCTTCCATTTCCTCTTCTTCAGATTCTTCGTCAGATACTTCTTCATCAGATTCTTCATCTTCTTCGTAAGTTTCTTCCATTTCTTCTTCATCAGATTCTTCTTCTGATAGTTCAGCTTCTAATTCTTTGATAATAGATTCTAAGTCTAGTTCTTCGTCCATGTCATCTTCTTCTTCAGATTCCATTTCTTCTTGACCAGCCATTTCATCCATATCATCATCACTTTCTTCATCTTCTGTTTCAGTTACAGTAATCGTAGTTGCTTCTTCAACTTCTTCAGCTTCTTCATTAACTTCAGCTTCCTCAGTTACTTCTTCAGTTTTTTCAGATACTTCTTCAGTTTCTTCTTTAACTTCTTCAGCTTCTTCGTTTACTTCAGTTTCTTCAGTTACTTCTTCAGTAGCTTCTTCAACTTTTTCTTCAGTTACTTCTTCTACGCTTTCTTCAACTTCTTCTTCCTCATCTTCTTCTTTCATTTCTGCTTGAAGTTTTTGAGATAGAATAGATTGTAAACGTGGAGTAAATGCTTCTTCTAATGCTATCTTAGCGTTAGCGATTGCAGTTTCTTTCACAGCTTTTGCGTCAGCGATGGCTTCTTTTAATAATTTAGAATTTGCCATAATTGCCTTCCTTTTGTTTTCCTGAAAATATTGGGATTCTCAATAGAGTTAGGTCGGTTGTTCGGTCACCACTTAAAAAAGGGTATTCATTAACCAACTAAAATATAAAACACACATAGATTAGTGTGTTACTTAGTATAAGTATCATAATAGTGAATAAAACGTAAATTATTTCCTTCTACTACCTTTTTTCTTTTTCTTTTGGAATATTCTGATTGAAGTATCACCACCTTCTATTTTTTCTAATAGAGTTAATTTATTCTGAGCTCTTACTGCTAATTGCTTCTCTCTTCTACGAACTGTGGTTGGTTTTGTATAGGTTTGTTTTTCTCTAAGTAACTGAAGATGTCCTGAATCTTCCATTCTTCGTTTAAATAACCTTAATGCTTTTTGTATGTTCCCTTTCTGAACTTTTACTGAAACCTGTTTTTTATTTGCCACTCTCCTTTATTTAATTTTCTTGAGGATAGGTTCGTAATCTAACGCTATCGTATATTGTTGTCTATGTCTGTATGCGATAGGTACGAACTTTTGTTTTGTTTTCTTCGATACGAAATCCGCTAATTGTTTAGTGATATCATCTTTTGATATACTACCTAAAGTATCAATCTTATCTAAATCTTTTGAAC